TGATCTTTGCAATGCGTGCTCGTTATAACAACCAAACTGGTAACGAAGCATTCTACAACGAAGCGAACACAATGTTCTCTGGTACTGGTTCTGCTGCAAACCCATACGGTTTCCAAGGCACCACTGCAACTGACACTGCTAATAACTTCCAAGCAGGCACAACCACTTCTGGTATCGGTTTACCAACAGTTAATGCACAGTTCTTGGGTGCTGCTGACTACGGTACAGGTGCTAACGTATTCCAACAAATGGCATTCAGCATTGAGAAAGTTACTGTAACTGCTCAATCACGTGCTTTGAAAGCTGAATACTCACTAGAACTTGCACAAGACTTGAAAGCAATTCATGGTTTGGATGCTGAAACAGAATTGAGCAACATTCTTTCAACAGAGATTCTTGCTGAGATCAACCGTGAAGTTATCCGTACAATCTATACTTGCGCTGTTCCTGGTGCTCAGTATGGTACAACACAAGCTGGTTACTTTGACTTAGATACAGATTCAAACGGCCGTTGGTCAGTTGAACGTTTCAAAGGTCTAATTTTCCAAATCGAACGTGATGCTAACGTAATCGCTAAGCAAACTCGTCGTGGTAAAGGTAACGTTCTGATCGTTTCTTCAGACGTAGCTTCTGCAATGGCAATGGCTGGTGTTTTACAATATACACCTGCATTACAAGCTGACTTGCAAGTAGATGACACTGGCAATACATTTGCTGGTTTGTTGCATGGTCGTATCAAAGTGTACATCGATCCATATTTCGGTGGTTACACAGGTAATCAAGAACTAGTAACCATCGGATATAAGGGTACATCACCTTATGACGCTGGTATTTTCTATTGCCCATACGTTCCTCTACAAATGGTTCGTGCAGTTGACCAGTTCACATTCCAACCAAAAATTGGATTTAAGACTCGTTACGGCATGGTTGCAAACCCATTTGCACAAGGTATCACAGCTGGCAACGGCGCATTGACCGCTCAGACAAACGTTTACTATCGTCTGTTTGGCGTTAAAAATCTTATGTAATTTGAGTAAGTCACCGATAAGAGTGACATTTAAAGACCACCTTCGGGTGGTCTTTTTTTGCAGCATATATAATCCAGTAGTTTTTATTATTATTTGAAAAGGAGTTATTATGTTTACTGATCCATATTATTATAAATCTTATAAAGAATGGTTGGCTAGTCCAGATATCTTTGAAAGAGAAAGTTGTTCAGGTTTAATTGAAATTTTGAATTCTTTAGGACGTGATATTGTGGCAGCAGAAGTTGGTGTTGCTTTTGGTACAAATATGTTTTGGATGATGGAAAATGTCCCAAGTATTAAAAAGTATTATGCTGTAGACCAATGGGACGAATACCGAGATTATTCAGATGACTGTCCATGGGGGCATATGGATGGCGGAATGATGAGAACTGTTGGTGAAACTTTTCTAGAAAAATTGAATAGTCCAGATAATAAAAATAAAGATAAAGTAGTTTTAATTAAAAAACCTTCTGAGGTTGGACATCATTTTATTGAAAATGAATCATTAGATTGGCTCTTTATTGATGCAAATCATTCACATAAATCTGTTTACCAAGATTGTATGAACTACTGGCCTAAGGTTAAAAAAGGTGGTATCTTTTCTGGCCACGATTGGACTGCTGAAGATCGTGGTACATTCACTGTACAAGGTGGTGCATACCAATTCTGCGATGAAATGGGTATTAGTAGAGATTCAATTATTTCTTTAAGAGACCTTCCAGGCGCTCACAAAAATGAAGTTTGTTGGATAATTCGAAAATAAACTAATTGCCGGAGTCATTCGATGACCACCTTCGGGTGGTCTTTTTTTGATCCTAAATACCTGCAAAGGAGATTCGCATGACAATCTTAAATAGAAACCCAGAAAATACTAATCTACTACAACCTACAAAATTCTTGATGAGTTTTGATAGAATACCAGATACTCAGTATTTTTTACAAGCAGTTAATATACCTGGTGTTACATGTCCACAAATACGAACAGTAACTCCAGGTTTAGATTACTATTCTGCCGGTAATAAAATGGAATATAATAACTTAACAATTACCTTTATTTTAGATGAAGAATTGTTATCATGGAGAAACATACACAAATGGTTTCGTTCTTTTGCTTCTCCAGAAGGAACAAGAGAAAGAAATCCACTATCTGAGATACAAAACCCAAGCGTAAAAATACAAAAGTCAGCCTACTCTGATGGAGCTTTAACAGTATTAACGAACCTTAATAATACTAATTTTAGAATCGACTTTCATGATCTGTTTCCAATATCTTTGTCGGATATACAATTTGATACCAGGTTCTCAGCTGATACTACTATGACTGCCGATGCCACATTTATGTTTACATATTACAATATTTTTGATACCGCACCAAATGGACACGGTGGATTGATATTGTAACATAAGCTTGACAATCTAACATAAGTTATGTTATAATGCAGTTTTAATGTTATTTTTGGATATATTATGGAATCTTTAGAATCAGTTTTAAAATTATGGGAAAATGATGCAGTGATTGACCAGACGGAACCTGGTAAAGAACTGATACGCATACCAACTCTACATAACAAATACCTCACTATTCTCACTAAACATAAAATTGCCACTAAGAAGGCACATTTTGATTATCTACGTATGCGTAAAATTAAGTGGGAATACTACACAGGTAAAATGTCACATGAAGAATTAAAAGAATATGGTTGGGAACCATTTCAATTCACCTTGAAATCCGACATATCTACATACTTAGAAGCAGACGGAGATTTAATTAAACTTTTGGAAAAGAAAGTATATCACGAAGAAGTGGTATCTGTAATTGAATCTATTATGAGTGAGTTGAAACAGAGAACGTGGCAACTCAGAGATTTTATATCGTGGGAGAAGTTTATAGGTGGCCAGTGATTTATTGATTTCTAAAAAAAATGAAGTCTATGCAAATATAGAATGTGAACGGCATCTTGCAAAAGAGTTGTCAGAGTTTTTCACATTCTTTGTACCAGGTCATCAATTTACTCCAGCATTCCGTAACAGAATATGGGACGGCAAAATACGTTTATTTGATTCAAGAAACAATAACATATATCTAGGTCTATTATCTTATATAGAAGAATTCTGTAGAGAAAGAAACTATACATTTGAATATGACGATACCAGACCAGACGTAGAGGATGAATTCAGTATATACCATGCGAAGAAATTCGCCGATTCGTTGAATTTATACGCTCACGGTGTACCAATTACGGTAGAACAACACCAACTAGAAGCCTTTGTTGAGGCCATGCAATCACGTAGGAAGTTATTAGTATCACCTACATCATCTGGTAAATCTCTAATCATTTATCTTATATTCAGACAACTACTAGATTACCAAAAACTTAGAGGTCTTATAATTGTTCCGACTACTTCTCTGGTGGAACAATTATATTCAGACTTTGCAGATTATTCCACATCTAATGAGTTTAGTGTAGCAGATAATGTTCACCGAATATATCAAGGTAAAGAAAAAGATACTAATAAACCTTTGACTATATCTACATGGCAGTCATTATATAAATTGCCTCAAGAATACTTCCATCAATTCGATTATATTATAGGTGACGAAGCTCATCTATTCAAAGCACAATCTCTTGCAACAATATTGACATCTTGTATCAATACCAAATATCGCATTGGGTTAACAGGTACATTAGATGGAACTAAAACACACAAACTTGTATTGGAAGGTTTGTTTGGTCGAGCTAAGAATGTTATTACGACCAGAGAATTAATTGATACAGGCAAAGTATCCGATTTTCACATTAAATGTTTGGTATTAAAACATGACGATATAGTATGTAAAGAACTTAAAGGTAAAACATATCAAGACGAATTACAATACTTAATTACTAATGAAGCTAGAAATAAATTCATCAAAAATCTTGCCATAAGTTTAGGTACAAATACCTTAATTCTTTATCAAATGGTTGACAAACATGGCCAAATTCTGTATGATATGATACGTAACACCGAGAAGATTGGAGACAGAAAAGTATTCTTTGTTCACGGTGGAACAGAAACGGATGATAGAGAAGAAATTAGACGAATTATGGAGATAGAAAAAGATGCTATTGTTGTTGCTTCTTATGGTACTTTCAGTACGGGTATTAATATTAGAAATTTACACAACATCATATTTTCGAGCCCGTCAAAGTCGAGAGTGCGAAACTTGCAATCAATTGGCCGTGGACTTAGAAAATCAGAAGGCAAAGAAATAGCAACACTTTATGATATTGCAGATGATTTAAGAGTTGGTCAACATATGAATTTTACACTAAGACATTTCGTTGAAAGAGTAAAGATATATACAGAGGAGAAGTTCCCATTCAAAATCTATAAGATAGGACTTAAAAAATGATGGTAAAAATAATTAGATTAAAGAGTGGCGAAGATATTATTGGTACTTGTAATTTATATAATAATGATAAAGAATTGGATATACACGAACCTATGACAGTAGATGTGGAAACAAAAGGTTCATATGCAGGTCAACTTATTATGTCAAATTGGTTACCTATAAATCTTATTAGAGATAATAAAACAACCTTAAAGATGGAAGATGTTTTGGTTATGATGGAACCAGAAGATGACTTTATTGTGTATTACCAAAATACTGTCGATAAACTTAAAGAGGTTTTAAAGGCCAAAAAAGAAGTGAAAGATATGTCGGATGAACAAATAACCGAAATATTAAATGCAATGGAGTCTCCAGAATCTAGGGTTCTCCATTAATATTATTAATCATCATAGGGGGACATACATAACTTTACAGGTTGTCAAGCCCTATGTCAACAACTTTATGTGGTATATTTTATGAGTAAACAAAAACACTATATTAATAATGGCGATTTCCTCAAGGCCTTAATAGATTATAAAGAATCTTGTGACTTAGCCGAAAAAGAAAATAAGCCAAAACCATCCATACCAAATTATATTGGCCAATGCTTCATGAAGATTGCCGAAGGGTTGTCTCACAAGCCAAACTTTATTAATTACCCACATAAAGATGAAATGATTGGAGATGGTATTGAAAACTGTCTCATGTATTTTGAAAACTTCAATCCAGAAAAAAGTAAAAATCCTTTTGCTTATTTCACACAGATCATTTACTATGCATTCCTAAGACGTATACAGAAAGAAAAGAAACAGTTATATGTTAAGTATAAGGCCACGGAACAATTTGGTATACTTGATGAGGGTGAAATGATGGAAATGGATGATGGCCATGTAAGGCAATTTGAACTTTATGAAAACATATCTCAATTCATAGAAACATATGAAGAAAGTAAAAAGGCAAAGAAGGTGGTAAATAAACCTAAAGGGCTTGAAAAATTCTTAGGAGAGTGATATAATGAAAATTGGATTTGTTGCCTCATGTTTTGATTTGTTCCATGCAGGCCATATTATGATGTTAAAGGAAGCAAAAAAACAATGTGATTACCTAATTGTTGGACTACAAACTGATCCGACTGTAGATAGGCCAGAAAAAAATAAACCCATACAATCTATCTTTGAACGCCATATTCAACTAGATGCGTGTAAGTATGTTGATGAAATTGTGGTATATGCCACAGAAAAAGATTTAATGGATGTATTGCAATCTTTTCCAATCGATGTAAGAATCATTGGTGAAGAATATACACACAAGAGTTTTACAGGTAAAGAACTACCAATTGAAATATATTATAATAAACGCAGACACAGTTTTAGTACATCAGAATTAAGACAACGTGTTGTTGAACGTGAAAAGGTAAAGAATGAAAGTAGCAATAATAACGGATCAGCACTTTGGAGCTAGAAACGACTCGGTTAACTTTCTTGATTATTATGAGAAATTCTACCGTGATATATTTTTTCCAAAACTAAGACAAGAAGGCATCAAGACTCTTTTGATTCTTGGTGATACCTTTGATCGCCGGAAGTATGTCAACTTCTATACACTTAAAAGAACCAAAGAAATGTTCTTTGATACACTTGAAACACAAGGAATTGAAGTACATATGTTGGCTGGTAACCACGACACATATTTTAAAAATACCAATGATGTAAATTCGGTACAACTCTTATTACAAGAGTATGGTAATGTTCATGTGATTGATAGTCCAGAAGAAATCTTTGTTGGACCACATCAAATCTGTATGGTGCCATGGATATGTGCAGAAAATTATGATGAGAGTATTGAACTATTAAAGAATACCAAAGCTTCAGTTTGTATGGGACATTTTGAAATAGAAGGCTTTGCCATGTATCGTGGTATGCCATCACATGAGGGATTAGAACGTGGATTGTTTAACAAGTTTGACTTTACCTTTAGTGGCCATTATCACCATAAATCTTCTAATGGTGACATATATTATTTGGGCAATCCTTACGAACTTACATGGCAGGACTATAATGATCCTCGTGGGTTCCATCTATTTGATTTATCTAGTAGACAGTTGGAGTTCATACAAAATCCTTATACCATGTTCCATAAAATCACATATGATGACAAAGTGGAATCCATAACTGATCTTACCAATAAAGATTTTTCTTCTTATACAAACACTTATGTCAAAGTGGTAGTAGTGAACAAGACGAACCCATATTTGTTTGACAAATTCATGAATAACCTGTATAATGTTAATCCAGCAGACATTACCATTGCCGAAGATTTAGTTGATTATTCGGAAGGCCTTGATGATGACATGGTTGACCAAGCGGAAGATACTTTAACAGTTTTGAATAAATTTGTTGATAATATTACTGAAGAAAATATAGACAACAACAAACTGAAAAGCATCTTAAAAGAACTTTATGTGGAAGCATTGAATCAAGAACAAGCATGATATTATTTCAAAAAGTAAGATGGAAGAATATACTATCTACTGGTAATGTATTCACAGAGATTGATTTAACTAGATCACCAAATACACTGATTATTGGACATAATGGTGCAGGTAAGTCCACCATTTTGGATGCACTATGTTTTGGTTTATTTGGTAAACCATTTCGCAAAATTAATAAACCTAATATATTAAACTCAATTAATAATCGTGAAGGGTTAGTTGAGGTTGAACTTAACATCGGTAAAAAATCATATAAGATTGTTCGTGGACTTAAACCAAACATCTTTGAGATTTATGTCGATGGTGTTTTGCTGAATCAAGATGCAGCTGCAAGAGATTACCAAGAAGTGTTAGAGAAGAATATTCTCAAATTAAATTACAAATCTTTTACGCAAGTGGTCATACTTGGTTCGGCCTCTTTTGTTCCTTTTATGCAATTATCTGCCGCAGATCGTAGAACTATCATAGAAGATTTACTTGACATTAATATCTTCTCGTCTATGAATGGGTTGGTAAAAGAACATGTATCTACCCTAAAAGATGATATCAATAGAGGTAAAAACAGTATAGAATTAATCGAACATAAAATTGAATTACAGAAGGCTAATATTGAAGATCATAAGAAACATAATGATGCTGAAATAAAAAGAAAAAAGGAAGAAATAAAAAAATCTGAATCTGATATTGAATCTTTAAACAAAGATATTGTCCTTATTTTAAAACATGTGGAAGTTTTACAAAGTAAAATTACAGATGAAGCATCAACACAAAAGAAAAGTGCTAAGTTATTGGCATTAGAATCTAAATTAGAATCTAAATTAAAAAAGATCGATAAGGAGATAACCTTTTATGAGCAAAACGACAACTGCCCAACCTGCAAACAATTTATCGATGAGTCGTTCAGAACTGGACAACTTGATAGAAACAATCAAGCAAAAGGAGAAGTCGGAATTGGACTTGAGGAAATACAAAAACAATTTGAAGAAACAAGTAAAAGGATCCAAGAGATTGACAAAATAATTAAACACGTTCATTCTCATAACAATGAAGTTATTAAGCATAACTCAACCATTTCTGCTGTCAATAAGTACATTGCAAAATTAAATCAAGAGGTATTGGAACTTTCTAATCGTAAAGATAACCTTGAAGAAGAAAATCAAAAACTGAAAGATTTAAAGTTAGAACTTTCTACACAACAAGAGGCCTTAAAAGGTCGATTGGAAGAAAAACAGTATTATGATTATGCTTCCAGTCTATTAAAAGATGGTGGCATTAAGACAAAGATTATCAAACAGTATTTGCCTATCATGAATAAGTTGATAAACAAATATCTAACAGCAATGGACTTTTTTGTCAATTTTAATATTGATGAGAACTTTGAAGAAACAATTAAGAGTAGGCATCGAGATGAATTTACCTATGCCAACTTTTCTGAAGGTGAAAAGATGCGTATTGACTTGGCACTATTGTTTACATGGAGACAGATTGCCAAACTAAAGAACAGTACCAATACAAATCTTTTAATATTAGATGAAGTATTTGATTCTAGTTTAGATGGTGTGGGTACAGAGGAGTTTTTGAAGTTGATTCATGAAATGGGTGCCGATACAAATATATTTGTTATTTCTCACAAAGGTGACCAGTTGTTTGATAAGTTCCGAAGTATAATTCGGTTTGAAAAGAAAAATAATTTTTCGAGGATAGTAATATGAGTGATACATTAGTATTCAATACAGAAGAAGGAATGACCAAGATCACAGTACCAACTTTTGATTTGGTTGCAGAAGATAATCCTATTCTGAGAGAAGTTTTACCTGAATTTGATTTTAAAAATCCACCTGTTGATCCAAAAGAGTTTGCATCTTCATTGGTAGAAACTTGTATTCAAAGAAATGGTTATGGACTATCTGCCAATCAGTGTGGATTTAGGCATCGTGTATTTGTAATGGGTACAGGTTCAGAATATGTGGCCTTTTTTAATCCAAAAATTACTGCCATGTCTGAAGAAACGGTACATATGTCTGAAGGTTGTTTATCGTTTCCATTATTAGAATTAAAAATTACAAGGCCTTCTGGTATCGTAGTTGAATACCAAGACTATAATGGTGAAGTTAAAAAGGCAAACTATGTTGGTGTTTCTGCTCGTTGCTTCTTACATGAGCTTGACCATATGAATGGAATACTGTATACTGAGAAGGCTAAACCACTTGCATTGCAAATGGCAAAGAAAAAGCGCCAGAAGGTAAAGAATCTGGTTAAGAGATATGAGAAGGCAAATAAAACGGTGACTACATTAAATGGCAACATCAATTGAGTTTGTAGAGAAACAGTGGAACGAATGGCAGGAGGTTAATGATCCTGCCAAGTTTCTACATGTTGATACTGAAGAAGTTAAAAAAATTCTCATTGAGGACTTAACTTATGCTTCTAAAATGGATGTTAGAGAGTACACTTTGTACCAGAAATGGTGTGAAGTGCAAGAAAGATATCCAGTGCATGAAGTCAGTACCGTTTTTGGTGATGAAATACAAATGGTTAATCCAGACCAAAAAAAATTGGTAGATAAAGTTAAATCTAATTTTTGGATGCCACAAGAACCAGATGACTATGCCAAATTAAAACCTATTATGGTTCTTTCAAATGGTGAATTGGCCGAAACGTGGAACGCCATTCGTACCTTTTCTTCTACAATGAAGAATAATTCCAACATTGGTCGTAATTTATTCTATACCTTAACAGATGAAGTTACAGGTAAGTACCTAGGTGTCATTTGTATATCGTCCGACTTCTTGGATCTCACTCCAAGAGATAAATCGATAGGTTGGAGTAGAGATGTTAAGACACAACAAGGAATGATTAACCACACGGCCATCGGTTCTACCATCGTGCCATTACAACCACTTGGTTTTAATTATATGGGTGGTAAATTACTGGCACTAATGTGTTTATCTGACACCGTTCAGAATGATTGGAAACGACAATATGGTGATGTATTGGTAGGTGTCACAACTACATCATTATATGGAAAAACCAAAACAGGAGGTTTATCGCAATATGATGGCCTCGAACATTGGAACCCAATGGGGTTTTCATCAGGTTCTGTGGCCTTTGAACCAAGTCGAGCAACTAAAAAAATGGTATTCGATTGGATCAAAGAAAACCACACAAGAAAATATTTCGAATGGTGGGATGCCAAAAATCCAAAAGGACTGCCATTAAAACGTGACCATAAAAATCGTTCATTAAATTTTGCGTACAGTAAATTAGGTATTCCTAAAGAACTGATACGTACCGAACATCAACGTGGAATATATTTTTCTCCGTTGTATGATAATACCTCAGAATATCTCCGTAAGGAGATTACCGAGGATAAACTGGTAAAGTCGTTTGATACCAGTGAAGAAACTTTGGCCAATATTTGGAAAACAAAATATGCCAAAGGCCGTATATCAATGTTGAAGAAAAAGAATACCGTTTCCTTTGAAACTTTATTCTATGATGACTTGATATACCTGTCTTGGGAAGAAACCAAGGCAAAGTATCTACCACAAGTTGGTAGATAATTCAAGTGTACCACTAAAACGCTTGACAAACACACTACATAAGTGTATGATGTGAGTTCTTGCTGAGAGCAAGGTACTTTGTTAATTTTATATTTTGGAGATCGTTATGAGTAAAAATTTGTCCGCTAAAGAAAAAATCCTGAAGTTTCTGTCAAAAACAGACGGTTACAATACACTAACCGTAGCACAAGCGCAAGCACGCTTTGGCATTCAGAATGTTAGCGCACGTATTGATGAACTTCGTCAAGAAGGCCACGTAATCTACACCAACATGAAAACACGTGGTGATGGATCTAAAGTTGCTTCTTACCGTCTTGGTAAGCCAACTAAAGCACTTGTACGTGCCGCATATGCAGCTGGTTTTAGCCTGTAATCAAAGTTAAGCAATTAACGCAGAGGAGTACACTTCGGTGTATCTCCTCTTTTTCACGTTGTAAGTCATGGAGATAAAATGGAAATATCAATTAAAACAGAAGAACTACAAAAGAAAAGTCTGTTCATTGCCACACCGATGTATGGTGGAATGAATCATGGCCTGTATGAAAAATCTTGCCTTGACTTACAGGGTATGTGTTTGCAATATGGAATTGCAACTAAATTTTCATTCTTGTTTAATGAATCATTAATCACTCGTGCTAGAAATTATCTTGTTGATGAATTCTTGCATCGCTCAGATTGCACACACATGCTTTTCTTGGACTCAGACATTAGTTTTGATCCAAAAGATGTCATTGCACTTTTAGCTTTAGATAAAGATGTTATTGGTGGTCCTTATCCTAAAAAGGCCATTAAATGGACTAATATTAAAAAAGCCATTCTAAAGAATCCTAATATTGAAGAAGGTATGTTAGAGAAACTTGCTGGTGATTTTGTTTTTAACCCAGTTAAAGGCACTCAGCAATTCTCAGTAACAGAACCACTAGAAGTGTTAGAGATTGGTACTGGCTTCATGATGATTAAACGTGAAGTATTTAAGAAAATGGCAGATAGGTATCCAATGATTCACTATAAACCAGATCATGTTGGCCAAGCTAACTTTGATGGTTCACGTTACATTCATGCTTTCTTTGATACAGTTATTGATTCAAAGGGAAGTATTACAGATGGTGGTTCAGATCGTTACCTTTCAGAAGATTATATGTTCTGTCAAATGTGGCGTAAGATGGGTGGCCAAATCTGGTTGTGTCCATGGATGAAAACTGCACATATTGGAACTTATCACTTCCAAGGTGATATGCCTGCAATTGCTAATTTTGTTGGTGAGATGTAATGTCCAAACCTATCAAAGGTGTGAAATA